CTCGATGCCGCCGTACACATCCTCGACCGTGCCCATGCTGCACTGCGCGTTTGCCTTGTGCATCGTCACGATCTCGTTGTAGCGCCGCTTGAACCGGTCGGATGCCTCCGGGTTCTCGTCCGTCAGAAGAGCGGAAGCAAGGCCGTATGGCATCGCACCGAGCGCAAGCGTGTTGTCGATCTCCGAGATCGTGTCGTCGAATTCCTCAACAGGCCGCCAGCCGGAAGCAGTTTTTCCGGCCTTCTTCGTCTCCGAAAACGGGTACAGCTCCGCGATCATGGTGTTGATGATCGACACGGTGCGGTATTTATATTCGTCCGTGTCCGTCGTCTGCGGTTTCCCGCTGTCACTCAGCTCGTCCATGATGGACATTGCCGCATCGAACACGTCGCTGACTTCTGCCACAAAATCACCTCGTTATCTGAAAATAGGCGGCGGGAAATCCCGCCGCCTTATCCGTTGCCTCAGGCGGTAGCCGTCATAATGCCGGAATCCAGCGCGCCGGTCTTGCTGGCGTAAGCCTTGACCTCCGTGCCGGCGGCAATGCCGGTCGGCTTCGCGCTGGCGCTGTAGGTCTTCGCCGTGGAGGAAGTCTTCGGGTTGCTGCCGTCGGTGGTGTACTTGATGGTCTCACCTTCACCGGCAGTCAGCGTCATCGTGCCGCCGGAGACGGACATCGTCGGGGTCGTGCTGCCCGCAGTCGCGTGCACGCCGATGGCGTATGCCTTCTTGTCCAGCACAAAACTGTCGAACATCACGCGGTACTCCGCCACATCGCCGTCGATGCCGAGCGG